ATTACGTAAAATTCATCTTCAGTTAAAGTTCCTGAGATAGATGCTGCACTTTCTACAACTGCGTGAGCTTCATCTGTGGATGCAAGTCTTGTTGTATCACCGCTGCTAATCGTTAAAAAGCCAGTTGCTTGAGGTGTAGTTTCTTTTATCGTTACAACGTTAGTGCTTACAGTTGCTGTAAAATCACTGTCGGCATCAATTAATGTTTTTAAGTTTGTAGCCGTTTGATTGTTACTAGATGTACTATGAAACTTTCCTGATGTGGCAGACGTAGCTGAAGTAAAAGTTGTAGTTGTTCCATCTGATTTTGTAAAAACTATTTTTGTACCATCTGCTATATTTGCAAAATCTGTAACTGTTATTGTTGCTTCACCAAATTTGCCACCTAAAATATGTCTGTGCCAAGCAATTACATTTTCTGATCTTTGATATGTAAGTCCAGCTAAAACTCCATCGTCTCTTACACACCATAAAATACTATCAGGCTCTTGCTGGTATGACATTTCATTGATACCTGATTTAGTTACAATATCATTTAAAATAGTAAGATCAGGAGCAACGTAACCGTCAGTGTCAAAATTATAACTTAATTCTCTAATTTTTCTTTTTGCTTTTTGTAAAAATAAAACTGCGTTACCTGCAGGAATAGCATCAACATTAGCTGTTCCATAAGAACTTTGTTTTTTAATTACAATATTAGATGGTGTAATTGCAGCATCTGTACCATCTGCCGAAACTGTAAATTCACCACCAGTCGTACCAACGATTAAAGTTCGTTGAGCTTTTAAATATCTAATTCTATTTACTTGGTTTGACGCAATCGTATAGATCATTGCATCGTCTGCGTTAGTGCCAGCAGTCATATTTTCATAATCACCTGATTTAGAAAAATATAATGTTTGTGGTTCAGCAGTAGTACCAGCAAAGGCCAAGCGTTGCTCAAAAAATGAAACGCAGGATGGATGTCCAGTCGTATCTGAGAAAGCTCCAAGCTTCCAATCAGTTTTTGCATCGGTATTAGCGAAAGCTGTAAGTATTGTGCAAACAACTACGGTAGTGTTTGTTCTACCAGTTATTTTAGCAATACCACTATTAAAAGATATTAATCTTCCAACATCAGTTGTTTGAAATCCATCGCCATTGTTTATTCCAGTAACTGCTGAAGCAGTAAAATTAACTGAAGTTCCAACTGCAGCCGAAGCTGGTGTTAGTGTAGTCGTTGTTGAGTTCGTTGATAGGTAAGGTCCATCAGTAAAATCAACATCGGTCAGTGTCCAGTTTGTATGACCAGTTCTTGAAAGCTTCTCTACTTCGTGATTAGGATGAGTGATGTACATTACATCAGCTGACTGAGCAAATTTGAGATCAAATAGTTCAGCTTCTAAATAAGGTGTAGATATTTCAAAAGCAGATCCACTATCTAATACTTGACCTTGATCTTTGTAAACTCTCATATACTGATCGCCAAACTCAAGAATGTAAGTTTGTACTGTAGAAAATTCAAAAGGTATTAATCTTGTTTTCTTTGAACTTGTTTTTACTTCAGCAATAAATTTAGTTCCCACTCTGCGTGTTGCAGATCCTTGAGGATGTATTAAAAAATTTTCTAAAGTTTTTGCTCCAGTAGCATACTTAGCAAAGTCAGTTCTTCCGTCTAGCTTTGCACCAAGCTCACCTGAGACAAAACTTGTTAAAGCAAGTGTTGTTCGTGGCATTATAATCTCGCGTCAGTAAATTCGTTACTCTCAACAGTTCCTAAACTATTTTCTGTTGCATCAATAAATCTTGCTTCTCTTAATCTTTCATCTGCTGTAGTTGCATAATTTTTTGCAAGCGTAGCATTGTTTGTGATTGCGTAAGCTAGGTCTGCTGCAAGTAAAGCTGCAAGAGCTTCTTGTAAATAACTATCGTATTCGTTTGGATCTGTGATAAGAGCGATGTAAACTAAAAACACTGTTCCTTCGTCAGTTTTTATTTTTCTTCCTTCAACAGCATAATCTAAGCTGGAAGCAATACTATCTGTAGTTCCGTTGTGAACTTTTAAAACTCTTAAACAATCAGAAGGTAAAGTAAATTGATTTGTATATTCAACTACTGGTGCTGAGCTGTCCTCTGCTAATTGAACTCTTTTTGTTAAACAGTTCCAAGCGTGTGATCTAAAAGTTCTATTTCTTATTGGTTCGTATCTTTGATTACAAAGTCTTGCATTCTTACTATCTTCAGTCAAAGCTGTAATAGTAGAAGCTCCAAGTAAATTTAAAGCTGAATTGCATATATCAACTACCGATGCCATTTATTTCCTCACAATTAAAAGTTATTAATAATTTTTCGTTTGTCACCTTCTCAGGTCCTAATTTCATAATCGAATTGTAAGATCTGATATAACCATCACTTACACAGTCGTAATAATTTGGATATTCTATAGCTAGTCTTGTTTCACCTAATAGAGTGGAAGAGCCATTGCCTATAGAAAACATATATAACACTAATAAATATTTCATTTTTCATATTGGTAAGACCTGGCGATCGATTGACCGCCAAGCCTAATTGCAGATAACTCTACGCCTTAGTTAACAACGTAAGATATGTTCCAAGATAGAGTTCCGATTGTTCCACCAGCAGCAGCCATTGTAACTGCTATGTAGTAGTAACCGCCTGGATCTGTAGTATCACCAGCTAACTCGTACATTTTCTTACCAGCTGTATCGATGTCAGCAGCTTCAAAACGAACGTCTGCCATAGCAGCAGCATCAGCTACCGCAGTTGCAAAAACGTCTTCGTCTTTAACTGTTCCATCTGTTGTGTAAATTCCAACATTGAAAGTACACGATCCACCAAAAGTGTCAGAGCCAATGAATAAACTTGGCACTGCAGCATTTGAAGGTATCGGTGCTAACATAACAACATCGTCATTATCACTATCACCAGCTGCCAACTCAACAGTTCCGTGCGCTGTTCTTAGAACACCGTGCAGTTCCGCTGCGTTGTTTTTAACTTGAGGAGTAGCTTCAAAGTTAGCCACTAGATCTGTATTCTTAGTTCCCATTTTGATTTTCCTCCTCTATTACGCTTCGTGTGCTTCAATAGTCACAACTTTTTCTTCTTCCATTCTAGTTGCTCCCATTGTCATACACACGTAGACTTGAGTTGCGTAACCTTTGTCAGATCTCTCATCTATTCTCGTCATAATGTCTTGACCAAGCGCTAACTTGATGCCGTCACCAGCATAAGCTAAGCAAAGTCTTTTAGACGAAGCTATTGAAAGTCTGTTAGAAGTTACGAAGGTAAAGCCTAAGAATTGGTTTATTTCACCATTCACTAATGCTTTAACTGTATTAAAATCCGAAGATGTTACTTGCGTAGTATTTAACAAATCAGAAATTTGTTTTGGTCCTACGATTAAGTATCTTTGGATTGATGGATCTACCGAAGCGCTATCGAATTTCTCTTTAGCTGATCTTAACTTCGTTAGAGTTAAACCATCTGTACCACTTTCAGTAATTTTCTGAGCTGATGGTAGCGCTACTGTTGTAGAGCCAGTCTCACCTGAGAAAGCATTACCAGAAACGGATGCGATGATTTCATCATCCATACTTCTACCGAGCGCGAACGCAGCGGCTTGAGCATAAGATGACGTTGGATCGATTAGAGTTCTAACCTGATCTTGCTTGTCGATCAAATCAGCGTACTCATAATCAACCATTGATACTCTTCTTCGAGAATGTGGTGTGTCGATTTGAGGAGTGTCTGCGTGCCTTGTTGTTCTTTTTTGTGCAACTGCTTGCCCAACTTGTTCAAAGAACGCATTTTTTCCTACAATCGTTTCACTGTCCACAGTGTTTCTTAGAAGAGAACCTTTTTGTTGAGACAACATTTGTACATTGTTTGAATACTGCTGTACGAATGCTGTAGTTATTTGATTAGACATAATCTAATCCTCCTCTTAGTTGATTGTTGATTGATTTAATCGTTTTGATTTTCCGATTACTCGGATCTCGACTTTGCCTTTATAGTCTGCAATTAGACTTTTTTTCTTGCGGTCTTTTTAAGATTATCGCTTGAAACTTGTTTGACCCAGTCAAAATATTTTTGCGCCTGACTGATTGGATCTTTTCTGTCGTATTCTGGTCCAAACTCAGTAGCTAAACGCAAACATTCTAACTTGATTTCAATATCTGAAATCTGTCCTTGAGGTTCAAATTTTTCGTTAGCCATTTAATTGCTCACGAAGTTTGAATACCTGATCGACAGTTTTCTTATGATTAGGATGTGTCTTATTCCAATAAGGTGATCCATCTTCAGTAAGTTCAGATATTTCTTTTTCAATCTCTTTAGCCGTTGTATAGCTAGCTTCGCCTTTAATTATCTCATCTTCAGATAACTTATCAGCTAACATTGAAAAAGCTTTTATGACTGCAACACTATCGCCAAGTCTTGAGCCGTCTTTCATAATGGTATTATTAAGCATATCATTACCAAGAGTATCGACTGCAAGCTTCTTAGCTTGGTCTAGTCTTTTGTTGAATGTAGGTCCAAATTCTTTTTTTAGTTCAACTTCAGCAGCTGCTTGTTTTTCTTCAAACACTTTCTGATTATCAGATGTCTGCTGCGTATTCATTTCGTTATAAAACTTAATGATACGTTCAGCTTGTTTAGGTAATAAACCTATTCTGTAAGCTGTTTCGTTGAATGTTTTAAGTTGGTCCTGATTAATTTCATCTTCTTTAAAAGAATACTTATAATCTTCTGGTTTGGTTGGTCTGCCTAACTTATTAAACACTTCCTCCCAATCCTCATCCGTTGCCATTTTATTAGGTATAGCAACTTTATTAGCTCCAACTAATTTTTGTGCAGAAAGATAAGATTTTACAAAGTCATTCATCGTTGTAAAATTTTGTAAAGATTTTTCGTCTTTGTAGTCCTCTGGTATTAACTCTTTAAAGTTAACTACTTTTGGTTCTTCTGCTTTTTGTTCAGTAGTAGCATCTGCTAATACTGACGGCTTCGCCTCTGTCTGCTGCTCAGCCACTTGTTCTTGAGCAACTTCTTTCGGCTGCTCAGATTGCACTTCTGGTGCAGTTGTCTGATTTTCCATATATATCCTTATGTTAGTCTTTTTGATTTAATAAACTTTCAAAAAACACCACCAAAGATCTTTGACCTTCAAAAAATGCGCTTTCGTGACTGTCGCCTTTGATGTGAGTAGTATTGAAAAAATGGGATCTCTTTTTGAGATCGTCTAAAACTATTTTACCAGTATCTGTATTAAATGTTGTTTTATAGTTACTGATTAATTCTTTTAATTTTTTATTCTGTTCCACGATTTAATTCTTTGACCATTGGTGCTGCATCTTTTGCAATTTTAGCTTCTTGCATTTGCTGCATCATTTGCATTTGTTGTTGTTGCGCACTTTGTCTTTCTTCTCGTAGTTTCTTAACTTCTTTATCTGACTTAATCATTCTCGCTGGCAAGCCAGTAATTCTTATAACTTGTTTAATTAAACCATTCTCATCAATGTAATCTTGCACTGGAGCAATCTGACCGATTTGCCCAAAGAGTTCTAAACCTCTCATCAATGATTGAAGCTCTTGACCTTTTTGTGCTAACGCCATTGGTGATACATATTCAATGTCAACTTCTTGATTAGCAAGTATCTCAGGCGCTGGCTGAAATAATTTATTTCTAAGCATAATATTAAAAACTCTTAATATCATTGGCTGTAGTAATTCGGATTGTAATCTTCCTAACACTGGACCAAGTATTCTCATCTTCTCTTCATTACGCTGTAGAACTTC